ATAATTACCGTTAATTGCGTAGATGATTTTTATTTGTTAGCCAACACGTTTATGGACGCGTTTAACCCAAGCGCGGAAACGTCCGGGCAACGTATTACCACCGTGTTAGCCCTACCCGAAGTGGACTACGCAGGCGCAACGGCAATAGCAACCGGCACCGTAGATCTAGGCCACGCGTCGGCATACGACGTAGCAGCCGGCACCAACGTGTTGGCATATTTGCAACAGATAAACGGCACCGCCGAATTTGGCCGTTTGTTTATGTCGGCCAATGGCACATTGACATTTCAGGAACGCATTGGCCAAACCCTTAGCAACCCGGTAGCCGTGTTTAGCGACCAAGGCACCGATTTTAAGTACCGAAACGTACAAATAGAATTCGACGCAAGGCAAGTAGTAAACCGATCCGTAGTAACCGGCCTAAACGGGCACACCGAAACTGAACAAGATTTGCCAAGCCAAGCAACCTATTTTGTGCAGACCCGCGACATAGGGCAATCGTTGCTACACGTAACCGGCCAGATTGAGGCCGCAGCCGCCTACCAACTAGCACCGCAACCGCAACCCCGGCTAACAGCCCTAACGCTTAATTTGGCAATGCTTACGAATTTACAACGCGACACGGTGGCCACAATAGATATTGGTGACACCATAGAAATAACCGTGGACGTGCCCAACATGGGCACCATTACTGAGGAATTAAGCGTCGAGGGCATAGACGGCGAAATTCGTTTGGACGGCGGCCACACGTTAACGTTTTACACCGCTAACACCACCGTGGTAACGCTACTAATTTTGGACGATAACACATTTGGGGTGCTAGATAGCACCAACGTGTTGGGTTAGGATTAGATCATGGGTGTGAACCAACAAACGTCGGTACCAGCGTTTACTAGCGGGCAGGTGTTAACCGCGCAACAGCAGACCGAGATAAACACGGGCGTACCCGTATTTGCAGACACGACCGCGCGCGACGCGGCATTTGGTGGTACGGGTGAAAAGGTTTTGGCCGAAGGCCAATTGTGTTATTTGGAAAGCACAAACAAGGTTCAGTATTACGACGGCAGCGCATGGGCTAACCTTGGAAGCATGACGCAAGTAACGGCATTTACGGCTAGCGGTACGTTTACGCCACCGGCAGGGGTGACGTATGCGATAGCGCACATTACGGCAGGCGGCGGCGGCGTAGGTAGCGCAAGCAGCGGCGCGGGCGGTACTTCGTCGGTGGCGTTTGCAGGCGGCACGATAAGCGCAACGGGTGGCATTGCCAACAATGGTGGAACACAGTCAGGGTCGTTTATTGCTGGCGTCGCCAACTCAGGGCAAGGTGCAAAAGGCGTAGGCAATAGACCGATTGGTGATGAGGGCTACACACTTATTGCCCAAGACGGCGCGTACATTGTTGCAGGTGGCGCAGTCACACCCGGCACAGGAATTACCGTTACGGTTGGCGCAGGCGGTACAGCAGGCACCGGCGGTGCAGCAGGCGGTAGCGGCTATGTATGGATTGAGTACCAAGTATGAGCGAACGCACCGTAGCAATCGTTAGCCCCAACGTCACCAACGGCGTAGTAGTAAATTGCGAAGTAGTCGCACCCGATTGGGTAAACACCGACCCGGCACATTTAATCGAGTACACGCCCGAACAGCCGGCCGCAATCGGTTGGGCCGTGGTTGACGGTGTGGTAATCGTGCCACCACCACCGCCAGATCCAACACCGCCCGAAGCGTAGTGAAGTGGCTAGCAATCGCCGCGCTATTGACGTTGACAGCGTGCGAAACGACACGCAGCAACAACGGCAAAACAAACACACGCCCAACGTATTGCACACCCGCCGATAGGTGTTAATTATGAAAGATCGTTACACCGCCGAACAATTGCACGCACGCATGGTTGCAACCGTAGGCGTAATTTTAGGTGTGGTTTTTGCCGTAGTAGTAATTGGTTTTGTGTACGGGTTGCTATTTGTTAGCCAACCATTAGAACAAGCCCCAAACGATAAGGAATTTATTAGCCTTATGGCAACTATTGTTACGTTTTTGTCGGGCACGTTGGCCGGCATAGTTGCTAGCAACGGCATGAAAGACAAAAAGAAATAATGCCGATCTATAAAGTGCCGGGCTATTCGGTAGTTACCGGGCCACTAGCCGGCACCGTCGAGTGGGTAAAACAAGCCGAACTAACTAGCGGCGGGGCCGTTTGGAATAACGGCCACTACGCAATGCGTAACATACGCGGCACTGGTACCGACACCACCCGCGGCGTAATAAGCAACCACGCAAAAGGCATTGCCATGGATTTGTCATACCGACGCATAGAAGCAAAAAAACTAGGTGTACCTAACGCACGCATAAAAGCACTTACATGGCTAAACACCGTGCTAGATAACTACGAATTGTTGGGCGTGCAATGCGTTTTGGATTACTACCCAAACGATTTTGGCCGCGGGTGGCGCGTAGATCGTGTTGACGGCCAACCGCAAAAAGCCCATAACCACCAAGGTTGGGTAAGTTACGCACGGCCAACAATTAGCGGCGCACCGGGCGGCGATTGGTTTCACATAGAAATAAAACTAGGTATGGCCAACGATCCCCAACGTGTTAAAGCCGCGTTCCAACAGGCGTTTGCAGTATCCAACACGCCCGAACAGCCATTGGCTACCGTGGCAGATACAACGAAAGGCGGGCAGCGACGTGGCCGACCAAAAGGAAACAAACCAACCACCTAACCTTATTTTTTATGAGGTTTTAACCGGCACTCTCGACACCGGGGCGCAAGTACTTGTACAAGTATTTAGGCGGCCAGACGGCACAATAAGCCTTGCGCAAATGGCGTTTAGGGGGGATAAATGGGAAACATGGGGCAAGCCAATCCGCCTAGAACACATGGGCACGCACCCGACAAATGGCGGGGCCGCATGATTGCGTACACACCATTGGCCGCATTGGTAGCGGCTGCGTTCGGGATATCGCTATGGATTGCCCCGCTACCCGACGTGCACCCCGACACGGAAGTAGCCGCCACCATAGTGGCCCCAAACACCGTTTACAGCCCCGTAGAAGCCCCAAAACCGCCTACCGCTACCACGGTGCCCTATCCCGCCGTAGGGCATTGTGGTGAGTGGGCCGGCTATGCGTTGGGCTTGGGTTGGCCAAGCGTCGAGGCCCCGCAAATAGCCGAAATAATGCGTTTAGAAAGCGGGTGTAACCCGGCCGCCGTAGGTGACGGCGGAAACAGTTACGGGTTATTACAGATCCATTGCCCGACATGGGTAGAACCGTCTAGCGCATGGCCGCAAGGTTGGGCGGCCGTTAACGGCTACCCGATTACGTGCCAAGACCTATTAGACCCGGCCACAAACCTAGGTATCGGGTTTTTAATTTGGGCGGGTGTCGAGGGAAGCGGCGGCGGTTGGTGGAATTGGACTACATACCGGCCATGAGCGAACACTTAGCAGATTGCCACGGCACCGGCGTAGGTGTGTACGCCCGGCTAAACGATCTACACGAAAACACACCCGACATAGCGGTAGCGCATTGCACGTTTTTGGCAATGGTACGCATACGCATTTTAGAACAGCGCATAAACGAATTACGGGCCGAATTGCAGCGTATGGAATTGGTAGCCCGTGATTGTTACTAACGCATTAGGCACGGTGACAATACAACTTACGCTCGACGCGCTACGCGACGTGACGGCATTTGTTGACAAACTAATAGACCGCACTAAACACGATTTGCGGCACTTGATAACCAATTTTGTAGATGATCCAAAAAAAATGCGTCAAAAAATGATTATGGGATTTATAGGCGAAGTAGCAGTAGCCGAATATTTGGACGCAACACATTACCTAGCAATTTTGCATAAAGGCCACGGCGAAACAGACGTGGACGGTATCGAGGTGCGCTCAGTAACCGACCCAAGACATTGCCTAATTACACACAAATACGACAAACCCGCACCGTTTGTTTTGGCGTTAGTTGACGTTGACACGGCCACGGTAGTGCTACGCGGTTGGCTACATTTGCGGCATTGCAACGTGCCTGGCCATTGGCGCACCGACGTACCTAAGCCCGCCTATTTCGTGCCGGCAACCGTGTTACAACCCATGGATACATTACGGGCGCACTACCAAGACAGAAA